CTCTCGAGCATATTTCGCTGACCTGAGGCAGGTTTGGCTGCGGACTTTCACCGTGTATACCGGCGGTGACGCAACGCGGGTGTCGCTCTACCGCACGCTACGCGACGTTGAGGGGGCAGGAGAGATCCTGCCTTCTCCGGATGTCGCTGGGCGTGAGTGGTTAGCGTATCGGCGCTGTGTAAACAAGGTCCTAGACGCCATGGGGGATGATAAGGTATCAGAGGTGACGAGCGGTTCAATCACCATTAAGAAGGCAGCATGGTCAGAGGCTTGGTTCGAGGGGCTCCAGCAGAAAGCCCGTCTGACTAAGGAAGTGTGGGGTGGTTTCATGATAGGGTCAGGGGAGGTGCAGAAGCAACTTGCACTTGGATTGGGTCGGGAAGGTGTGTTGGCGCACAAGGATGAAGTTCTTGCCTTGCTCTTAGGGCTTAAGTTCGACGCTATCCCAAACGGGTGGTTGTCCGGGCTGTTCAAGGAGCTCTCTGAGATGGCTAAGAAGTGGGGAGAGATTTTGTGGCCCGAGATCTGGACCGACATGACGTCGTTCGAACTGTTCTTCGGAGCTCCGCCTGTCAAGGATACGGACTTCAGGGAGCAGATCACGGGGTGGGTTGAAACGCCGAAACCTGGCGACGACCCCCGTTCCGATACGCGTCGTGTTGTTGAGGAGGGGCTGCGTGAGGTTGCACGAAAAGAATTCGTGTTTAAGGACCAACTGGGAATCGACGAGTTTCTGCGGTCACCATCAAGGTGGCTCGCAAACGGAGCAACAACGGGGGCACGACTGCCAGGGAGCAAGGGTACCAAGTTTTCTACGTACCTTGCGTCTTCCAGGCCCGAGCTTATCCGTGATCTGTTCTCAACAGCCGAACCCCAGAACGCAGTCAACCCGAAGCGTGAGCGTGGTAAAACGCGCAACACCGTGTCCAGTGACTTCGATCTCTACTTGCAAATGAAGTATGTGTGTCAGGGTGTGGAGGAGGCGTTGGAGAGTGTGTTCCCCACTACTTTGGGGAAAAAGGTGCAGCAGCTGGAACGGTGGCGTATGTGGCGCAACAAGCTTGGCAATTCGGTCGGAGTCCCGATCGACCAGTCGACTTTTGACCACGTTCCGTGGATGGATTTACTAGTGGCTATGATTCGGCTTCTCGCCGAAGCCGCCCGCAAGAAGTCCCCCGAGCCTGAGGTTCACGCCAGGATCACGGAAATCATCATCATGCGGGTTCGTTCCGCTACCGTGAACTGGGACGGCCATACGTGGAGACATCTGCGCGGTCTTCTCTCTGGTTGGGCCTTAACTTCTGCCCTTGGCACGCTACTCAACTACATCGAGTTCATGGGGATCACAATCGTGACGCGCGGTGTCATGCCGTCCATCGACGAACTGTGTCTTCAGGGCGACGACGACCTCATCTTCGCACACTCGTGGAACTCGGCAGTCACGCTGGTCAAAACCTACATGCGCGTGCTGCCCGTCAACCCCGGAAAGTTCTTCGTGTCTACTCAGCGCACGGAGTTCCTCCGCATGGTCATCACAAAAGATCGGGTGACTGGGTACGCTGCCCGTGCCATTCCGTCTCTGCTCTACGCAAACGCGTGGGCGGGCGGGAAGGTCACGGTGCAGTCTACGGTTTCTGCGTGGTCGCGCCTGGTCCAGCGCGGCTGCCCTCTCGGGCGGGTAAGGGAGCACGCGATCCGCGATGTCTGTGGGTTCACACGAGCCCCCAGGCGGCACATCGAGGACCTGTTAGCCACTCCGACGGCGGTTGGGGGGCTGGGACTCGAGGTCGGGCCTTCTCGCCGGTGGCGGCGGGTCGTCGAGGACAACGTCTCATCTGATGGGCCGTTTGAGACTCGACGGGTCGCACTCACTGACGCAGAGAAGGTCCCGCCACGTGTCCGGCAGATCGCTGCCACCAACATGCGGTCGCACGGGGGGTTGTTCGGAGACATGAGGGTTGCCAGGGCGGCAGCGGACGCCGTCCTCGCGGGGGTACAGGGCACATCCTGGGGCGCTCAGATGGACACACGCATTCGAATCGAGAGTGTGGAGGTGCGGCCGGTTGCACACCTGCTGGACGGAAGATTCGTCAACGTCGCCCCCCCTAGGGCAACGATCGATCCGATGTTCGTCCCCTCGGTTCTTCGCG